AACATGCATTCACTAGTTTTGGTGGTGAAAAATATGTAGCTATTGGAACATCGCAAGGATTATTCTTATATTACGAAGGAGCTTTTTACGACATCACTCCATTAGCAGCACAGATATCAGGGTCAGCTACTTTTGATACAGTTCAAGGATCTGCAGACGTAACTGTTAATTTAACCTCTCATGGATTAGAAGCAGGGAGATACATAACTTTTAATACCATGTCTGCCACTCCAAACGGTTTTACATCTTCATCTACATTCACAGATGGAGCTTTTGAAATCAGAGATGTAACTAACAATACTTTTAAAATTACAACACCCACTGTAGCAGTCAACCCTGGAGGATCTGCTACAGGATCAGCGACTGTTAAACCTTATGAAACAGTTGGTCCAACATTTCAGACAGCCGGTTATGGTTGGGGCACATATCTTTGGGGTAATTCTACATGGGGAACAGCTCGTACAGTAAGTAATGTAATTCTAGATCCAGGCAACTGGAGCCTTGATAACTTTGGAGAAGTATTAGTTGCAACTATATTTAATGGTAAAACATTTACTTGGGATGCAGGTGCTTCTGGACCTAGAGGAATACGTGCTTCTCAGACCACAACTAATTTTAATACAACAAACAATCCTACAGCTAGCAGATTAACTTTGGTATCTGATAGAGATAGACACTTATTTCATTTTGGAACTGAGACAACTATTGGAGACGCTACTACACAAGATCCGATGTTTGTTAGATTTTCTAATCAAGAAGATTTAAATACCTATGCACCATCAGCTACCAACACGGCAGGTACATTTAGATTAGATACAGGAAACAAAATTGTGGCTGCTATACAAGGTAAAGATTATGTCTTTTGTATAACTGATCAAGCAGCTTATGTAATTCAATTCGTAGGCCCACCTTTTATTTTTTCTGTAAGGCAGGTTGGTACAAACTGTGGATGTATAGGACCTAAAGCTGTATCATATGCAAATGGTGCTGTGTGGTGGATGTCGGCTGAGGGAGGGTTTTTTACATTTGATGGTACAGTAAAATCATTACCATGTTTAGTTGAGGACTTTGTATTCAGCACTGATGGAACTAATTTAGGTGTTAATTATGATGCAAGTGATATAATTTATTCTTCACCAAATGCTTTATTTACAGAAATTAATTGGTTCTATCCTAAATCAGGTTCAACGCAGATTGATAGATGTGTAACTTATAATTATTCAGAAAACGTGTTTACAACATCTT